TTTGGAGAGGTGAAAGAAACTATATAACACTAGAAGGTGGACAGAAGGTTTACAAAAGGTCTGGCGTAAGCAAAGGGGCTGAGAATATAGTAAAGAAGAGGTTATCTAGAACCCTTAAAAAAGGAGGACTTACTATAACTGATGATTTATTAGATAAAGCTTATCGTGGGAACAGGATTGATTTAGATAAGAACAAGTTCCTAAGAAATTCCACAAAATATAGAACTTATATTAAGAGTTCAGAAGAGGTATTTGCAGAAGGTTGGGGGCAGTATTTACTAAATCCAAAAGAATTTAAAAATTATGCACCAGAGTTTTTCAATTACTTTGAGGAAATAAATAATTTAATAGAAGAGACCTATGGATAAAGAGATAAAAAAATTAATAGATAAGTATGGTTTTATAGAAGATATAGAGCTTGGTAAAATACCAATAATGTCTAATGATATGACTGAAAGAGAGGTTACACTAGTCAAGAAATACATAGAAAAACTAATAGAGGGAGTTTCACATGGGAGATAAATTAAATAATATAAACAAGGAATAATATGAGTACATGGTGGGATAGAAATTTTAAAGAAGAAAGATTTAGGAATTATCTAGGAGGTGTTGAAGCAGATTCTAGAGTTGCTTTATCAAAGATTGTTTCTGATCATAAAAGCGTATTAGATTGTGCTTGTGGAATATGTTTAGACTGGGAAAAATATAAGAAAGAGAAAATAAAAATAGAGTACACAGGAATTGATAATTGCGGGGGACTTATAGAAGAAGCTCAAGAAAGAGGTATAAATGCAATTGTGGGTAATATAGAGGATTTACCTTTTGAAGATAATTCTTTTGAGATAGTTACAGGAAGACATATATTAGAACACTTACCTGGATTTGAAAAAGCTATTGAAGAGATGTATAGGGTTGCACAGAAAGAAGTAGCTATTATTTTCTTTCTACCTCCAACTGAAAAAGAAAAGATTGGGAAGGCTGAGAACTTAAATAATGAAGTTCACCTCAATACATATAGTAAACAAAAGATAGATAATTTTATTTCTAAATTTACAGGACATAAGTGGGAAGAAGTTAAGCGTGAAGTGATTTTAAGGATTTTTAAATAGTACTGTTATTAAGAAGAGAAATATGCTATATTATTATATATACCTGACGAGGGTTGTACGGCTAAATTTTTAATCTAATGCTAAAATGGCAAAGGAAAATAAAGAAACTCTAGGTGGGAAAACTCCAGATACACCTAAAAAAGAGGTTACTAAGAAGGAGGAAAAACTTTTAACTCAAGAACAATTCGATACAGCTTTGACGGAACGTTTAACTAGAGCGGAGGTGAAAATGAAAGCCGAAGCAGAGAAAGAAATAGAGAAAGCGAAAATCGAAGCAGAGAAATTGGCGAAACTGTCTCAAGAGGAAAGAGAAAAAGAATTAAAGGCTAAATCAGAAGAGGATTCAAGACTTAAAGATGAATCTTTATCTAAAAGAGAAAACAGATTAGATGTAAGAGAGTTATTTGTGAAAGCAAAGATACCGACAGATTTAATTGAATATGTTATAGAGATAGATAAGGAAACGACTTTGAAAAATGCAGATATTTTTATTAAAAATTATTCTGAATCTGTTGCTAAATCAGTAGCAGAGCAGTTGAAGGGTGATCCTCCAAAAGATATAAGCGTTAATTCTAAAGGTGGTACTAAAAAGAAAAAAGTAGTAACCACTTTCTAGATTTAACTTTTAAAATATAATTAAGATGGCAAAAGAAGATGCATTAAGTATCTTTCAGTCCGATGGTGTGACTGAAGATGCTTTGATTGAATCATACGCGGAACTTATCGATATGGTTCAGAAAGGTGCAATATCTGTCTCGATCAAGAACATAAACCTTTCTGGTGACCCAGAGAGTGGTTCTGTTGAAGTAAGGAGATTGATGACATCAGCTTCCCAAGCATACGGTACTGCTAGAACAGCAAGTAAAGGTGACGAGGTAAGTAATAATGGTGTAACAATTAACTTAGATCAAGACAAGGAGATAGTCGAGGAAGTAGAATGGAAGGATATTCAATTCTACGGTATAGCCGACATACTCGCAAAGAGAAGTAGGAACCATAAATTAGCTATGATTAGAGAACTCGATAGTGCTTTCTTTACTGAAGCAGAAGCTGAAGGAACAGAGAAAACAATAACGGAGACCACAGTTGTAGCTCAATTAGAGGAACTTATACAGGAAATCGAAACTACAGAAAACGACAATGTTAATGGTGTCGATAGAAATATGATAGTTGTAACGGTTACCCCAGCTATTTACGGTGACTTGAGAAACGAACTGGATGTACTTCCTAACCCTACCGATGGTGGTGTTAATGCGAAGGTTTTCCATGATGTAAGAATATTTTCAAATACAAGACAGACTGAAGACGCAATTTGTATGGTAGTAGGTTCTATTGCCCAACCAGTTGCAGCTAAGCCTTATGCTGTAGAAAGAATTCCACTCTCAAACGCAATCGCAATCGAGTTGTTTTATAGTTACGGCACACAAGCAGTAATGTCAGACTTGATAGCATACGCCGATTTTAGTGAGGTAAGTGCTTAATATTAGTTTATGAGCTACTTCGGTAGCTCTAACTAAATTTAAACAAGAAGTGAATGGATGCAATTATAGCAAGTATAAAAGAATACGCGTTGATAATAAACAATGACTTAACAGATGATAGTTACTTAGATTTTGTTATAGCAGATGTTATTGATAGAACTTTAGTATTCACAGGTAGAGATCAACTAGTGGAGCAATACGAGGAAGATTTATTAGATACGACTGTAGAGGAAGAGGATTATGTCCTCCCTATACCGTCACGTTTAGAAAGACCTCTAGCTTCAGTCGTTGTGGGGGTGCATAAGACAGTTCAAGAAAATGCAGAAGCGAAGAGAGAAATAATGAAGATAAGCGACAATGGTCAATCAGTTGACTATTCTGGAGAACTCGCCAGTTATCTTTTCTCAAAGTCAGACGCAGAAATATTCTCAGGAGTAAAAGATTTACTAATTAAGATTAGAATACCAACTATCGGTGATAATACCGGAGGATTTTAAAACTCAAATGGCGGATACCTTTTATGATAAGGTAGTCACCCTCTACACTTCTTCGGAGGTAGTAGACAATGAGGGCTGGGCTGGAGTTAAAACCACAACGGAGGATAGTTCATTTTATGGGAATGTTAGATTTGATAATCTAGCTTTATTACAAGAGAATTACGGTCTTAAAGATGTAATTGATATTGCAATAACAACGAATGAAGAGGTCGCGGTTGGTAAAATCTTAGAGTATGAAGACAAGATGTATATGGTAATGAAATCCATACCCTTTGATTCACATAAGTTGATAATAGGAAAAAAATGGTCATCGAAGTCCTCAACTTAGATGAGTTGATTAAAAATTTTGATAAGATGCAAAAAGTAGATATGAAACCTTTCATAACTACCGCAACGCAACTTGTTCAAAGGACTGCGAAGGATCTAGCTCCTGAAGATACGGGGTTTCTTAAGAGGAGTATCAAAAGAAATACTTACAAGATGGGGAAAACAGTTGTTGGAAGAGTATATACAGCAACTGAATATGCTATCTATCAAGAATTTGGTACTTATAAAATGAAAGCACAATCTTTTATGATTCCAGCAATGGAAATACATAGAAAAGATATAGAAACAGGTGCTAAGGAATTTCTTAGTTATAGTTTAGGTAAATTTAAGGTAACAAAATAATGTACGAACCAAAAGCAGATGTATACGCAATACTCTCAGAAATAGAGGATGTTACTGTATACCAGAACAGACCGGAGGTACTTGTTGAATTTCCCTGTATTACTTTCTCTGTCGCTAATAATATTCCTAATCTAGTTTTAGAGAAAGATATAGGTTTTCAAAGGATAGTAGTAGTAATTGATATATACGCAAAAACAAGTAAGGAGAGTGGAACGTTGTTATCTACTCTCGAAGAAGACATGAGGGAAGAAGGACATGTAATGGTCTTTAACTCAGATGTCCCAGAAGATGACATTAGTCATATAACAACAAGATTTAATTTATTATACTAAAACAATGGCCGCAGAAAAAAGTTTAGGGACAATCCTAACAAAAACAATGTCTGGAGCTGAGGAAGCTGACTTAATTGTTGGTAATCTTACTAGTATAGGAGAGGTTGGAGTAGAGTCCGACGAAGTCGATGTAACCACATTAGATAGTTCTTCTGGTTATAAAGAGTTCGTAGCAGGCTTTAAGGATGCGGGAGAAGTAACTCTTGCAGGTATACTTAAAGATGAGGATGATATGGAAACTCTCTTAGCATTAGCAGAAAGTCAAGCAATTGAGGAATGGACAATTGAAACCGATAGCGGTTCTACATGGGTGTTCGATGGATTCTTAAAGATTTTTAAGGAAACAGAGTCAACAGTAGAAGGCGTTAGAGGATTCAGTGCTAGTATCAGAATTTCTGGTGCTCCTGACTACACAGCAGTAGAAGCAAGTGTTTAAAATAAAAGGGAGGTGAAATATCCTCCCTGTAGTTTAATTTAA